TGTCTGTTAACGTAGTATCAAACCTACAAGTACAGGTAGCAATTTACGGATTCATGGCAACAATCGCCAAGATGCCTTACGGAATCATTAAGTACGCAAAGGCCTAATTAAGTAAATCAGTAATCTGTGGGGTTTAGTAGCCCTAGCCCCACAGAGCTATTAGCAAAGGAGTAGAGCATGGCCGCTGTTTATGTTACAAAAGCAGAATTGCGAGCGAATCTCGGAATTGGTTCTCTCTACTCCGATGCAACAGTAGAAGAAGTTTGTCAAACCGCAGAAGATTTATTAAAACAATATTTATGGTTTAACGATGCTCCAGTAGTGGCCGCTGGATTACAAAACAATGTAGCCACATTAGTATTAGCAAACCCAGGTATATTTGTTAAAGGCCAAAGCGTAGCCATAGAAGGTTGTGGATCAATTTATGGTGGCAATCATGTCATTACTGGCACAATTCCTGGTATTAATATTCCTGTAAGTATAACTACAGCATTTTGGTCATTCTTTAGCAATTATTCATTCCCTAACGGATATTCATTTATTCAGTTTGCAAAAGTACACGCAGACGATCCATTCCATCGCATTATTCCAAGTGGTAAAGCATCAGGACAAGACACAAAAGAAGATGATTACAGTGCGATCCCTGCCATTCGGGAAGCGGCGATGATTCTCGCCGTTGATATCTGGCAAGCTAGACAAGTTAGCCAGACGGGTGGGGTCGGTATGGATGGGGTCAGTGCTAGCCCTTATCGGATGGGTTATCAGCTGATTAACCGAGTGCGTGGCCTCATCCAGCCTTATTCAGCACCAGCATCTTTGGTGGGCTAATGGCCGCTATAACTACACTCCGAGGCACACTGGCAACAGCTTTAACTAACGCTGGTGTATGGAATACTTTCAGTTTTCCACCAGCTACTTTACTTGCAAACAGTGTTGTGGTAACACCTAGCGATCCTTATATTGTGCCAAGCAATAATAGTCAAACAAGCATTGCACCATTGGCTAATTTTAAGATTTTAATAACTGCACCTGCATTTGATAACCAAGGCAACCTAAAAGGCATAGAAGATTTTATCGTAGCAGTAGTAACTAAACTAGAGGCATCAACCCTGGTTTATAACATATCAAGCGTTTCCGCTCCAGCTATTACAAGTGCGGCGAGTGGAGATTTACTAACATCAGAAATAACAGTATCAATCCTAACGAGCTGGAGTTAAAACATGAGCGATGCACAAGATTTAGCCTTCTTAATTAAGACAGGCCAAATAAAAGAAACACCTAAAGAAAAAGTAACACAAACCAAGAAAGATGAGGAATAACAATGGCCATATATCTAAACAATAAAGTAGGCGTTAAATTGGCTACTGCCGCTGCGCCTACTACACCATCAATCGATATTAGCGATGTTGTAACTAGCGCTGTTATCAATCAAATCGTAGATGAATTAGAAATTACAACAATGTCAGATACATCACACCGCTTTGTGCAGGGTTTGTCATCTGGCACATTTACTATCGACTTTCTAAATGATTGGGCATCTGCCGATGTTATGCAAACACTTAATGATGCATTCGGACAAACTTTGTCAGTATCAGTAATTACTGTTAAAGGCACTGCCGTATCAGCTGCAAATCCTACATATCAATTTTCAATTTTGGTCAACAACCTAACCCCACTGGGTCAGGCTGGAGTCGCTGAAATTGCTTCATCTAGCGTTACATTTACGCTAAACTCCGCAGTAACAGTATCGCCATCAGTGGCGTTCTAACTAAGGAGTAACAATGGCAAAGCTTAAAATTACTAGGGCTAATGGTGAAGTCACAGAACACAAGATAACACCAGGAATTGAATATAGCTTTGAGTTGAAGTGGGGCGCAGGTATTAGCAAGATCTTGCGTGAGCATGAACAGCAAACTCATATCTATTGGTTAGCTTGGGAGTGCTTGCGCAGGTCTGGCGCACAAGTATCTTTATTTGGCGCAGAGTTTATAGACAGCTTAGAAACTGTCGAGGTACTTGACGAAGAAAAAAAATAGTACAGCGGGATTCAATCCTTTACACGATAGCCAGTTTATCTGTAGAACTTGGAATACCGCCTAAAGAGTTTATAGAAATGGATTCAGAAATGCTTGCAGCAATAGTGCAAGTATTAACAGATCGGTCTAAGGAGATCAAAAATGCCAGTAGAAGTAATAGGCGTAGATGATATCCAAAAAGGTTTAAGTTTTGTTGATGAGGATATGTATAATCGTATCCGTATTGCTATTACACCTTTAATGCGAAATGTAGAATCCTTGGCTAAAAGTTATGTGCCTGGCAATGGCGAAGTGTTGTCGGGATGGTCTAAACCTATTTCATCCGAGGTAGATTATAGGCCATTCCCTAAATACGATTCTAATAGCGTTAAAGGCGGCATAGGATATAAAGAAGGCAAAAACCGAAGATTCAAAAACGGATTTCAAGTAGAAAACTATGTTTACAATATCAACGCAGCTGGTCGTATTTATGAAACCGCTGGTCGATTAAACCCACAAGGTCGAGCACCATTTACATCTGTTTACGAAGGTGGCGGCACTATGGCATTTAAACAATCTGGTAGCAGAAAAAGCAGAAGCAGGTCTACAGCTTCTTATGATTCTAATAACCCATTTGCTGGCTATCAGTTTGTTACAGCTCTACCAGGACTAACATCACAACCTAAGATTAAAGGCGTTAGAAGTGGTGGCAAAAAGACTAAGGGCCGTTTGATCTACAAGGCTTTTGCCAATGAAAGTCCTAAAGTTTATGATGCAATATTAAAGGCAATTAATAAGACCGCTGATTTTTTCAATTCATCTACAGAAGTTAAGAGGGCTGCATAATGGCCAATGTAGTCGTATCCGCTTTAGCCACCTGGAATGGTAAAGCATTAAAAAAGGCTAAACAAGATGTAAGCGTATTTGATAAACAAGTAAAGAAGTTAGGCAGAACCTTTGGCTTAACCTTTAGCGCAGCAGCCTTAGTTACATTTAGTAAGAAAGCGATCAAAGCCTTTAATGATGATGAGGCCGCAGCCAAGCGGCTGCAGTTACAGCTAGAAAATACTGGCAACGCATTTAGAGTATCTGAGGTAGAAGCCTACATAAAAAGCCTTGAAAAAACCCTAGGCATATTAGATGATTTGCGTGGCCCATTTCAAACGTTCTTAAATGCTACTGGATCAGTTGAGTTAGCACAAAGATCTTTAGAGGCTGCATTAAACATAAGCGCTGGCACAGGTGAAAGCCTAGGCACAGTAGTAAATGCTATTTCAGCTGGTATTAGAGGTCAGACCAAAGCAATCAAGGGCCTTAACACAGGTATAGATGAAAACATAATTGCAACTGGCGACATGAACAAAATCATGGATGCGCTGGAAAAAAGATTCTCTGGTCAATCCGCAGCTAGATTAGATACCTACGCTGGCAAAATGGATGTGCTTAAAAAAGGCGCAGATGAAGCTACAAAGTCTATTGGTAAAGGTTTAGTAGATGCATTAGTTATATTAAGCAAAGATAATTCAGTATCTAGCCTTGCCGATGACTTTGAAAACCTTGGCGACAACATTGCTTATGCTATTGTCGAAATGGCTAAGTTAATTAAGAAATTTGATGATCTAGTAGATAACCCACAATTCCAGGCAGGACTATTAGCCTTAGCTGTTTTAAGTAGAAAGCCGCAAGCTGTAGTAGGGGCTATGGGTCTTATTGGACTAAATGCCGCAGGTAACGCATTAACTAGACCAAGAACTGAAACACAGCCAAACGTTGGTGGCTACTCTGGTATTCCAGATGTTAAGGTCGCAAAGGAATTATTAAAGGCACGTAAAAAAGAATACGACATAATTAATCAAAAGAATAAACTGGAAAGCAAAAACGTAGAAGAACTTAAAAAGAAGTTTGATTTAGAACGCATAGGATTAACACAGGCGCTAAACGTTGCAACCGATGACGAAACTAAAACACGCTTAAAAGCACAAATAGCAATTCTGGACAATAATGATGCAATGGCAAAGAAGTTACTGGCCGAATTAGAAGCTTATGAAGCATTAAAGAAATTGGCGGATGCTGCCAATAAAGCTGCCGATGCGTTAGATCGAAACATGAATAAGTATGATGCACTGATCGCAGGTTTAATTAAACAGTTTGAAGCGCTTGGATTAACATTACAAGAATCTATGGCATTGGCTGGCATGTCTGCTAGATACCAAGCCCAAGCCGATGCAATTGCAGCTGGTAAAGGCCCAATTACAGGCGGCACTACATTAACTCCTAGATTACCAGCGTTACCAGCTAGTTATTTCCAAGATCTAGCAACGCAATTAGTAGGTACATCTTCTTATGCTGGTATGAATGTGGCTCAAATTGCAGAAGAAAGAGCTAGAGAATCTGGCAATAGATTTGTGGATGTAAATCTAAGAATTGACTCACCATCTGGCGATAGGTTTGCGCAACTAATGGCCGAGAGTATTCAAATTGCTGGTCGCAGTGGATACAGCACTACACCTAATGGCGGATTACAATAATGACAGTACCAGTAATAAATGCTGTAATTAACTTTAGCACTGGCCCTAGTTTTGCCCAGGCCATGATTTTAGATACAGGTATTTTAGACACAAACATATTGGCAGATTCAGTAGCTGTAATCGTAGATGTATCTAATCAAGTAAATAGAATAGAAACTAATAGAGGCCGTACCGCTCTTAGTGATGAGTTCCAAACAGGTTCGCTTACTTTACGCATAGTAGATCAAAATGGTGATTTTAATCCACAAAATGTATCAGGGCCTTATTACAATTTATTAACACCTATGAAAAAAGTGCAGATTACCGCTACCTATGGCTCAGTTACTTACCCTATATTTGCAGGATATATTACAAGTTATGTAACAACCTATCCAGATGAATCAGAAGCAGATTTAGCAATGACTACTATACAAGCTGTAGATGCTTTTAGATTAGCCCAGTTAGCACAGATAAGCACAGTGGCTGGCACTAGCGCTGGTCAATTATCAGGTGCACGTGTGGACGATATTTTAGATCAGATTTCATGGCCAGTATCTCAACGAGATATTGATCCAGGTCTTACTACATTACAGGCAGATCCAGGCACTAACCGCACAGCACTACAAGCACTATTCACAGTAGCCAATTCTGAATATGGTGCTATTTATGTTGATGCCGACAATAACTTTGTATTTCAAGATAGAGGCGTAACGGCTGGATCTATTGGTGGCACACCTACAGTTTTTGCAGATGATGGATCTGGTATATCTTACTTTGATGCAACTTGGATACTAAATGACGTACTGGTATTTAACAAAGCTACAATTACTAGAGCTGGTGGTAGTCCACAGGTAGCCCTAAATCAAGCC